AATGAAAACATTAAACCTTAACAATCCTATAAAATTAAAAGGTATTATAACTATTAGAGCTTATAAGGCTGGTACTAATGAATTAGTTAAAGAGATTGTGCAGCGAAATATGATCATGCAATCCTCTAACCGAGGGAAAGATTTAATTGTTCAGAGGCTTATAGGAACAAACACATACTCTTTAAATATTAATTATGGTGCAATAGGTACTGGATCAACTGCGGTAACAGTAACAGATACACAACTGGCAACTGAATCAGCCAGAACAACTGTTGCATATTCACAAGACGTGAGTAATAGCGAAGCTCGTATTCAATTTTATTTTCCGAACGCATCACTTTCAAATACTACTTATCGCGAGTTCGGAACGTTTATAGATGGATCAGGTACAGCAAACAGTGGTCAACTTTTCAATCGTGCATTATTTTCAACACCTTATACAAAAGTAACAGGTACAGACACTACTGTCGAAGTGTCAATAGTCTTCACATAATAAAATGTCAATTACAGCAAATCAAACAGCACTAGCTTCCGACTTTGTCTCAACATCTGCAGGTGCAGGTGACTCTGGAAAGGTTCCTAAGTTAAATGGTAGTGGAGTGTTAGATACGTCTTTCTTAACTTTCAAAGGTTTAGTTAAAAGCGTTGGTACTACTTACAATAACGCCACAGCCAGTGGGTCATTTAACATTGCACATACGCTAGGAGTTACTCCAAAATTAATAAGGATCAGCGCATATACAGTCAATAATGCTGGAGCGGTTGCTATCATGTCCTCTGTTGGAACATATGATGGAACTACAAACAACTATATAGCTTTTTATGCTCCTGAAGGTGGCGGAACATCTACTAACGATGTTGTAAATGGAGGTACTGGTAAAATTATAGATATGGGAGCAGGTGCTGACGGTTGGACAGGTGTAGCTACGTTTGATTCAACTAATGTAACTATAACAACAACAAAAGTCGGAACACCAACAGGAACTACTTATTTATTACTAGAATCTTTTGCATAAAACATTATGCAGCCAAATCAATCACAAAACTTTATGGAAGCTTTAAGAAAGAACTGGTTTATAATCGTGTTTATTGGCACGATAGTAATAGGTTGGTCAAATTTCTCAAATCGTTTAGAAGCAACAGAAAAAGCACAGGTAAAACAGGAGAGTGATATAGCTGGTTTGACATCTAAGACAACAGAATTGCAGGGTGCTATAATAGAAATCAAGGCAAACTATTTATTTATAAAAAGTGCATTAGAGGAAATAAAAGTTAAAAAATAAAGCATGGCAAAAACAAAAAAGCAAGTAGAAGATGTTGTATTCGGCACTGGCTGTGTTGATAAGCCAGAAGATTTCTTCAAGGAACGTGCATGGAGAGATGACGAAATTGCAGGTACTACTACACGTGAAGGTATGTGGGTAGAGAAAAAGATAAACGAATTTATAACATACCCAAAACGTAATCAGAACAATCAAAGCTCTTGTGTTTCATATACTCTAGCAAAACAGTTAGCAGTAGATGAATTACAAGAAAATAAAGTCTGGCGTGAATTGTCTCCAAGATCTATTTACGCTTACACAGCTATTCCTGGCGTTGGCTCAAGCTCTATCACAGCAACAAAACTCGCAATTAAGCAAGGTATGACACTTGAATATTTACTAAGAACTGACGGCTTGCTGGAAAATGATGTTATAAAAACTGATGGGTATGCAAGTGATGCGAAACAAATTGCGCTCGTATACAAACCACAGTCGTACGTTGAATGTGCTACTGACTTCGAAACGATCGCCGCAATATTACAACGTCATAAGGATCAGGGTATAAAGAAAGTTATAGCCATAACTGTAATCGGAGAAAACAACGGCACGTGGCATTCAACCTTTCCTCAGATACCAAATAATCCAAACACTGCAAAGAGCTGGTATCATAGGGTGGCAGTAACAGATTTCGGATTGATTAATGGTAAAAAGGTTTTAGCTATAGATAACTCATGGGGAGAAAATATCGGCAATAAAGGACAACAGTTTTTAACAGAAGAATATCAGCCATTTATGTATGGTGGTATGTACACTCTTAACCAAGAAGATAACTGGCAACAGATCGCACCATCAACAGTTACTCCACCTAAATATTTTTGGTCTGCAGATCTAGATATTGGCTCAACTGGACAAGATGTATTCGCTTTACAAAGGGCGTTACAATCAATGGGTATGTTTCCTGTTTCAAGTATTGTAAAAATAACAGGGGCCTATTTCGGTATTACAAAAAAGGGTGTAGAATTATTTCAAGTGGCTATGGCTTTACCTGTAACTGGTAAGGTAGACATTGAAACAAGAGCTAAGCTTAATGCAATATTTAAGCAGTGATGTTAGGACCGAGACTACCAGGTTTTGCTTTTCCTGGATTTTTACTAGGCTCGGTCCTAATATCGCCACTTAAAAGGCGAAATTAGTAGTCGTATAACATTAAAATCATGAATGAAGCGCTCTCATTTATAACACCTGTACATCTTGCGTTGATTCCAGTTATTGTAGGACTCACTCAAGTTGTTAAGAGTATAGTACAACCCATATCAAGATGGATACCTATAGTCGTTCTAGCAATAAGTATTGGTTTATCTTCTTTGCTAGGTGGAACTTTGTTTGAAATCTTGGTCTCTGGTTTGGTCATTGGTCTTACTGCTTGTGGTGCATATTCTGCATCTACAACAGTGAAAAACGGTTAACAGTTTTTTTATCGACAAGATCAAAGATATACACACGCGGTGACGACCGCGTGTTGTGTTATAATAAAATTGGAGGTAAGTAACATGAAAGTACACAACGCTCATTGCTTTCGCAGCCGATGTATGTTGCCGATTCGTATCAACGACGCGCGCATCCACGAGGGACGACCCTTCTGTTCGGAAAGATGTTTCCTTGCTTGGAAGGTTGAATCTAGTTATGAAATTTTGTTTAGACCAAGACAAGTGGTCATAAATGGAGTGTTTCAGACTGGTCCCAACGTTCTACGAAGTGACTAGTTATGTCCAAGAAACAAAAACAGAAGGTACGTGGCAAGGACTATAATCTAGTCAGTATATCTGTTGATGAAGAAGCGAATCGTAGAGCTTTGAATCTATTATTTTCTAGTTATAGCCCTTGCACAATTGTTCGTCTATTAAATCAGAAGTGGATGCCATTGGGTTACCGCTTTGTTTGTTTGAAGGACGATGATGAGTAATAAGGGGACACTAGTTGTCCCTATTTTTGCACTCCCCCACTTCTATGGGTCTCCCCCATTTTCATTAAAACTACGTGGTTAAGCCATTATTTACAGAAGGGGAGACCAATTGCACACCCAGAAGGGAAGGGGTAAAATATTTATGCGGTTACACGGCAAAAAAGTCCTTTCGAGGGCTTTTTTGTTATCCACAATCTACAGTTTGACTTGTTAAACAAGTTAAACTAATATTACTTATAGAGGTCGGTATTATCAAACTAATATAAAAAACAATGGCAAATGATTTGGTACAGATTGAAGTCTCACTAGATACAAGACAAAAAATAAAAGTCTTGGCATCACTAGAGGCACAAACAACACCAGAGTGGGTCGAGTGGATGGTCAATAAAGCTTTTGAAGCAAAGCGTATAGGCTACGAAAAAAGCAAAAGTAAGAGGTCGTAATTATTAATTTATTATTATATTTATGATAGAAATAAAAAAAGCAGAACGTTCACAGTCAAAACTAAGGATAGGGTTAGCAGGTCCATCAGGTTCAGGTAAAACAATGAGTGCTCTAAAACTCGCAAGAGGTATGGCTGGTCCAGATGGAAAAATTTGCATGATTGATACAGAGCGTGGATCAGGTCAGTTATACGCACATGTTACAAATTTTGATTATATAGAATTAAAAGCACCATACGCACCGAAAAATTATGTCGAAGCAATCCAAGCAGCAGAAGACGGTGGTTATGATGTTGTCATTATTGATTCACTTTCGCACGCATGGACAGACGAAGGAGGACTTCTAGATCAAGCAGATAAGTTATCAAAGGGCGGAAATAGGTTCACAGTCTGGGCAGATCTTACACCCCAACATCGCAGGCTTGTTAATGGAATGCTTGGATCAGATTGTCACATCATTGCAACTGTACGATCAAAGCAAGAGTATGCAATTGAGCATGACGATAAAACTGGTAGAAATACAGTCAAAAAGCTAGGTATGGCTCCTGTTCAACGCGAGGGTATGGAGTACGAATTCACAGTCTTTATGGATATAGAACAGACACATGCCGCTCACGCATCAAAGGACCGTACAGACTTGTTTAAAGACGAGGTCTTTATGATTGATGAATCGATAGGTACACGTCTTATAGAATGGTTAAATGCAGGCAAAAAGATTGAAACAGTAACCAATAGAGAGCAGAGAATGACACAGAGAAAAGGAGTTATCAGCGGTCTTATAAAAGCAATATCTGCAGTGAGTGACCACGTACCAAAAACAGCAGATGAGTACATGGCTTTGTCAAAATCGTTAACAGGTTTGGAATTGGTAGAAGCAAACTACGACGAGATAACATCTAGACTCAAAGTAAGATATGACGAGCTTGTTGAAGCAGGTAAATTGACACGTGACGGTAAAGTTATTGCACAACCAAAGGTCGCAGAACAACCAGCAACCACTGCTTAAACAAATGGCTAAAAAAACACTTGCAGAGTTAACAAAGGAATTTATCGAAAAGGAAGTACAACCAAAAGCAGAAAGGTTGGCCGAGGTGAGAGGATTGCTAGATGATAGAGAAGAAAGATTTAAAAAGGAAACTGACGAACTGTATCACGAAGAAGCATTGTTAAAATCTCTATTAATAGGAAAATTAAAAGAGTCAGGACTTACACAGGTCAAAGTTAAAAACGGTAATACGGTTGCGATAATTCCATCAAAAAGAATTGAGGTACTAGATGAAGCTAGAGCGTTGGTTTGGTCCGCACAAAATATGCTGGTATCTATAAACAAAACATTAGTTAAAACAAAACTAAATGCAATGATGGAAGCTAACGAACCATTGCCAGATTTCTTGAGACTTGAAGAAGGTGAAAGTATCAGCGTTAAAAAGCCTAAGCCTAAGGCAACAGAAAGTGAGGTAGCAAAATCATGAGAATAATAGCAACTCCAATATTATCTCAAGATTTAAAATTTGGTGATATGTTTTCTACATACGGTCCAAAATATTGGCAAGGTGATAGATTTGGAAAATTAAATGGAGAAAAAAATCTACCAATTGGTAAGAGAGTATACATACGAACAGAAACAGAAACACCAGAAGATCAATACAACATAGAATTATTCAAAATAACTATTGAACACAATGTATCTAAATAAAGCAATTGTGTGTGGTTTTATTACAAGAGATCCAGAATTAAAATCACTACCAAGTGGAATGAAAGTTGTATCTTTTGGAATTGCAACCAATAGAACATGGAAGGATCAGAGTGGTAATAAACAGGAAGCTACAGAGTTTCACAACATTGTAGCCTTTGGAAAAACTGCCGAGATAGTAGGGCAATATTTATTCAAAGGATCACTCGTGATTGTAGAAGGAAGGATACAAACAAGGACATGGGAAAAGGACGGTATAAAGCACTATCGTACTGAAATAATTACCGAAAATATCCAATTAGGCCCTAAAAGCCCCAAAACTGCCCCAGAACGAACGGAAGCACCAGAGGCGGTAGTTGATGCGGAAACAGGGGTATACAGAAAACCTACCCCCATAAATGAAAACGTCACAGGGCAAGAAAAAGTAAATGTGACATCAAAAGCAAAGGTTGGAGGTACAGAAATCGAGTATCCAATTGAGGATATAAATCCTGACGATATTCCTTTTTGATAGGTATTTTATCAGAGCCAGAGTCAACTTATCCACAGCAAATTGAAAACAACGGCTTAACTGTGATATAGTGATGTCAATAATCAACATCTCGCATGAAGCTAATAAAAGATCATATACCATTCACACAAGTCGCCAATGAAGTTCTCAAAAGCAGAGAATTATCTTGGAAAGCAAAAGGTATATACGCGTATTTATTCTCTAAACCAGACGACTGGGACTTCTCAAATCAGAGAATCACGATTGAGAGCCGTGACGGTAGATCAGCCATTATGGCTGGACTAAGAGAGCTTGAGAAGGCAGGATACCTAGTTCGAAACAAGTTATCTACTGGTAAAATGGAGTATAAACTAAGGTTTTCAGCCCTAAGTCAGGAAACTGAACTCAGGCTCGAAAAGCCTAAGTCAGGTTTTCGCACAGTGCAGAAACCGCACAGTGCAGAAACTGAACTCATAACTAATATAGATAATACATACAAAGAAAGAAAGGAAAGTAATATATCTTCAGGCGCTGAAGCGCCTGCGACAGGAGATCATAAAATGATAGTTGAAATTATAGAACTATTTGAACCATTAAACCCAGCAGTATACACACTTTACGCAAGAAATCCCCAAAGAAATGCAGTACGAAGACTAATAAAAAAGTTCGGTGAGCAAAAAATAAGAAACTTAATTCAAGCCTTACCAGAAATAACTAAGCAAAAGACTGCCCCAAGGATAACAACACCTATACAGCTTGAAGAAAAACTTGGCCAACTAGTTATGTTTCTAAAACAAAATCAAACAAAAGGAATAATTTATTAATTAATATTTATTAAAATGAAACTTACCAAAGCATACGTAGCAAAATTATCAAATGATAATTATGTAAAAGTTGATCAGGATGAAGTTGTGAAAGTTGCACAAGCTATTGATCAAAAAAGATCAGTCATAGTAAGAAACGGTTTAATCAATGGAAGTTTTTGCATAGGTATTATGGAAGATAGGGACCGAATTAGAGAATGGCACGATGAATGTAACAAAGGATTTGGTGACGGTGATCGTGCAAAAAACGAAGGAATAAAACCTTTACGAAATATATTTGAGGGAACTCCGATAGCTGAACAAATGAAATTAGCTAAAGAATTTGTTGGAACAGAAATTATTGGATCTGGAAAAAATATTTTATTAAATTAAATTTAAATCCATGATAATAAAATCAAAAGCAAAAACAAAATCAATGGCTGGTAATGAGTGGCTAAAGAGACAGCTTGAAATTGATGAGGCAAACATGCATGATTATGATAGACCTCTAAAAAGAATGAAAAAAGTCATCTCAATGTTTACAAATCAAGCATCGCAACACGGTTTTATTAGAGGGTGTGTAAAGACAATGTTGCCGTAATTATAAATTAATAAGTCGCCGGTTTACCGCAGTTACGGTTGAATAAGCGGAATTATAAAAAAAGCATTAATATTAATCAAATGAAAAAAGTTATATTGTTATCATTGTTCGCATTGTCCCCATTATTTGTGAGTGCCGCCGTTGTAGAAGCTACACCAGAGCCAACACCTGAACCGACTCCGACTGTAGAACCTACACCAACACCTACACCAGAAGTAGCTCCAGTAGCTACACCTGTTGTACAAAATCAAAACCAAAGTTCAAGTGGTGGTTTCAGAAATGTATGTTATTACATAACTGCATACGACAAGAAACCTTGTGTAGATAGTCCAAAGCTACAGGAAAAGTTTGTATTGGATAGAACTTTCCATGACTATGTCATTGGTCATTGGTTTGCAACTTGGAGAGTGACTTGGAACTAGTGTAATTACAAAGCATCCAGTTTGTTTACATTTAAAAAAAGATGTAAACAAACTAGGGTGTTTTGATAAGAACGGTAGTTATCCACAACAAATTAAAAATTATGTTAAATCAAGTGGTATAATTAATAACAACATGGAAAACAAACAAAACAAAATCATTGATCTGGGTGAGGCGACGGCTTTATTAACAACAGGTTACACATTAATAAAATTGGAATCTTCCAACACTGGAAAGCATAAATTGTTTGTTTTTGAATCTAAACACCCTGACGAAAATAATCCAAATACGGCAGATGATATTTTGTCTTTGTATAACCGTAGAAAATTACAAGTAGATGCACATAGTTTTTATAAAGCAGGAAAGGAACTAAAAAATAGAATTCACGAACATAACGAGCTAGAAGTAAAATAAAAAAAGATGTCAGACAATCAAATCACCACACTGCAACATAAGATCTTAAAGATATTACTCGATGAAACAAGCGAGAATAAACGCATGACTGGACATGTGATACTTAACCGTATTGGTATAGCAAAGTTTGGAACCAGTCACGTAATGAAAAATTTAATAGATGCTATAAACGTCTTACGTGAACACGGACACCCTGTATGTCATTCAAGTACAGGATATTTTTATGCACGCCGAAATGAATCTGTTTTAACTTTTATTAACTCGCTAAAAAATAAGATAGAATTAGCACAACAACTTTTACAAGTTATGGAAAAAACATATCCTAATGTTGGTGGTTTAAGTGCAGATTTAAAACCAAAAGCTAAGATAGCTGTAAAAACAGGAAATGATACGGTTAAAATTATGTTAGTTGATATGGATGAAAATGGAGAACCGATAATACCTAAAGGAGTAGAAACAATATGAGATACGCATTTATAATAAAAGGAAATCATCAAAAGAAAGACGGTAATCCGTTACCTAAATTGAAGATGACTGGAAAGCAAACGTGGACCGAAAAAGCTCAAAATTATGCGCTATGGAAAGAACATGTTGTGGCAATGTTTTTGGATGGATTAAAAGGTAACCAACACGCACAAAGACTAGCCTCAATGAATATCGCACAAACTGGTAAACCGATAGTCTTGAAAGAAGGTGAGATGGCAAAAATGAAACTGCTTATTGTTTGGAATCGTGAAAATCACGGTGATCCTGAAAATATATTTGGATCAATCGCAGATGCATTATTTCATAACGATAAACATTTAGATGGGGAATTCTGTGCGAGACATTTCAAAGATATGAAAATTAGTAAGGGTATGGTTCACGTGGACATAGTAATTACAAAGCCAATTTTATAAATAATAAAAAATATATGGATAAAACAATACAAGATCGAGCAAGGGAGACAATGATTAAAAAGCTAGAAGATGCAGCGTTTGAATCGCTCGCATTATATTCTTACTGGGGCGCAAGGTATGAACCAGTAAATAAGCAGATCGAGGAAATGCAGGATAGGATCAAAAAGTTTGAGGAAGAAATACAGGCTATACAGGATAAGCCATCAAAAACAAAAGAAGATAGAGATAAGCAAAAAGCTTTACAGAATGATGTTGATGCATATGACAAGCGTATCGAAGGTGTTGGAACTCTAGCCAAAAAGTTGTTAGAAAAGACAACGGGATATCGTGAACAAGGTGTTACATATCTTGAACAGATTGAACATGCAAAGAGTTTTACTTTGAAGACACCAGAAGAAATATCTGCTGATAAAATTAAACAAACAACCAATGAGCAAAAATAAACTACGCAAAGCATATCGTAATGGTAAATTGATTAGAGGTATTGGTACGTGGATTGAATTACGAGAGAGATTTTTTGGTCAAAAAGGATTTAAATTACCATCAAAATAAATATGACACACTTCCCCATTAAAGATTTAAAAAGAGCTGAGTACAATCCGAGGGTGATGCCGGACTCGGAGATGCAGTCGTTGATCAAGTCAATAGAAACGCACGGCTTTGTAGAACCAATAGTAGTTAATGTAAACAAAGAACGCTACGGTGTAATTGTTGGTGGACACCAGAGGTTAACGGCAGTGGAAAAATTGATAGCAAAAGATGTTATTCCGAAGGGAATCTTGCATTCAAAAGGGTCTAAGTTACTGTCGAGAGAACTTGACGCAAAGGGTGAAGCCGTATCAGGTTTGATGGAAGTGACTGGCTGGGATATCCCCGCCTTCGAAGTCGATCTAACACTAGAAGCAGAAAAGCAACTTAATATCGGCCTCAATAAAATTCACGGTAAGTTTGACGAGGACAAATTATATGGCCTTATTGTAGAAATGAAAGAGTCGCCAACACTTCCAACGACAGGATTTCGTGAAGATGAGGTGTCGATGATACTTGATAGAAATAACGAAGATCCTGAAGAAGAAGAAACGGAGGGAGTAATGAAAGAACCTGAATCAAAGTTCGGTGAAATATATGAGCTTGGTGAACATCGTTTAATATGCGGTGACTCAACAGATCCAGAAACATATAACAAATTGTTTGGTGATTTAAAACCAACAATGTGCTGGACCGATCCACCTTACAATGTAGATTATGAGGGAAAGACAGAAGAAAAAATGCAGATTAAGAATGACAAACTTGACCCAATAGCATTTAAGTCTTTTATTGACTCTGCTTTTAGAGAAATTATTGGACATATGATAACTGGTGGTACTATGTATATTTGCTCTGGATGGTCAAGCTATCCACAATTTCTTGATAGTATGATGAAAAATGGATTTTACCATTCAGGAGTTATTATATGGGTAAAAAATAATGCTACATTTGGTTTTAGTGATTATAAATATAAGCATGAATGGATTGCTAAGGCTGAAAAAAAAGATTTAAAAACAGCTCAAGGAATTATTTATGGTTGGAGTCAAGGCAAGCACACATTTTATGGAGATAATGAATTTGATGTTTGGGAAATGCCTAGAAGAACTTCAAATAGGAATCATCCGACAGAAAAGCCGGACTGGTTACCAATGCGCGCTATACGCAATTCTACAAAGCGAGGGGATATAGTTTTAGATCCGTTCTCTGGCTCTGGCTCTGTTATGAGTGCGTGTGAAAAGACAGGTAGACGCGCATTTATGATTGAACTAGATCCAAAATTCTGTGACGTGATACGTAAGAGATACGCTGGAATAGTTGCTAATAAATTAAAACAAACAAATGTCTAATTCAAGTATAGCTGGAATAATAGTATCGTTATTTTTACTTATATTAATTTGCGCTCTTATTAAAGTTGCAATAAATTACCATGACCAGACAAGAAACTGATGCACATGTAATCATGCCTGACAAAAGTGTCTTTGATGACAAAAGACACGTTATTGAATCAGTGCTTATACAACAAGGAATGAAATATCATATTTACCTCAGAACAGAATATCCTGAGGATGGCGGTATATATGTATATTACAAAGGTCTACCATATCCAAAAAAAGGCTTTCCATATCCTGAGGCGGTATGGGCGAATGATGTAATAAAGCGTATAACACTAACGATATTTAAATCGGTAGTAATGAAAGAAACAATACCCGCAATGTTGGTGGTTGCTATATTACCGTGGAAAATAAAGATAAAAATTGTTGAAAACTTTTTACACAACTACGCTCGCATAAGTGACTGGCTATTTCACCAACACTTCTTAAAACTAAATAGATACTCTAACGCATGTAGAATTTTGCATATAGCTACTGACACATTTCTTTTTGAATTAGGAATAACAGGAAAAAAACAATTGCATGGAGATTATTTATCAAAATATATAGCTCTTACTGTCGCAACTATTATTGAGTACGATGATGCATACAGATATAGATTTGAAGATATTATTACAGAAACCACGCGAGAGAAACTAATTGCAAACCCATTTACAGAAGTTAGAAGATTGCTTGATATATTTGAAAAAAGGGAAACATATGACAACGTTAAAGGTCATATAAGAATGATGCGCATTGCAATATCATTGGCTTTATTGCATCCGCGAGTAAGAAAAGCATTTAAATATACATTGAAACAATTAACAGATGAACAGTTTAACAAAATGAAGCTTGATAACGCGGATAGATATCACGTATTGCTTCGCGGTGACTATAACTTTACAGGGCTAGATTTTGGACAACGATGTAAAATATATGAGGAATTTCACAAAAGCAAAAACATACCATTCCCACCAGAAGTAGAGGTAGCTTCATATAAACAATAAAATGAAACCAGAAGAAATAAGAAATGAATACACAAGAACGTATGATAAAGGGATACTGAATCACGGTGTCCGCGCATGGTTCTATTTACAGAAAGGACTAGATCTTGTTAACCAATTTAAATATCTTGTGGCCGGTATATTAGCAATTTATTACACATTGAAACTGGATTCTTATTTGGTTCTTTTATCTATTTTTATAATTTCGATACCGATATTAACATTTGCAGGATGGTTTTATACACACAAGATGTCTAAAGCTATGGAATGGACATCAATGGTTTCCTCATCATACTTTGCACGTTATAACGTAGATTTGGCAGAAAAGAATACAGAAAGCACGGTAGAGATTGAAAAGGAAATAAAAGAAATTAAAAATCTTATTAATCAATATTTAAATCATAAATAACTAACATGTCTCTACATGAAGAGGACAGTACAAAACGTGAAGCTGGACTATTTGCTAGAAGAAATTGTCCTGATTGTAAAGGACTGCTTTTAACGTTATGTAAGATATTAGATCACGGACATACGAGTCTGCCATTAGCTAAACTTTGTATCAATAAAAACTGCTGGAGATTTGTACAAATAGCTAATTTAATGAGTTGGAAAAAATACAGAAGTTATCCACTTCCAAAGTTGGACAAGTTTAACTTGTTGGATTAGACTATAGTTATTAATCATTAACCATTAATCACATGACCTACCCGATCGTGTACAAAATGATACCAACCCAATACGCCTTCTACGTTGAGAAGAGTGGGGAGCTACAGATCCAGATCGTCACACCCCCGCCTACAAGATTGAAGTTCAAGAGTGAGAAAGAGGCACGAGAGTCTATTAGTAAGTATAAGGAGCAGATCTAAATAAATATGATAACAACAATAACCATATATTTATGGGCAGATGATTATCGAAAATCTGGAGACAAAGATTCTTTCCCAGTTGTGTCTTCACTAATTTTCTTGTTTTGTTTGTGTACTTCTATGTTAACTGATTTAGGAATTATAATTAATTTATTGAAATAACCATGAAGAAACAAATTAAGACATCGGATGATTTTACTAGCGGTATTAGTGAGAAAGAAAGCAAGATTTACAAGTTGATTGATGCGCTAAAACTGACTGCTGACGAAAGGAGCAATCTTGAAAATGCAGTGGACGAACTTGCTACATTTGCTTTTGTAAATAACACAATTCTAAGTAGAAAGAAC